TTGTTTATACCCTTGTTAATCTCTCTGAGTTCTGTCTCGAGAGATGGTATGAGAGTATCATTTTGTATATCCATTTTGTTTTGTTTCACAGCAGCCTCAGCGAGAGCACCTACCGTAATCCAAGTAGCCATTAACTAAACCGTCATTGCTGATTCTGTGACCATAAAAGTATTTACTATTCCAAGTTGTAGTTTTAACCATCGTTATACCTCTTTACTTTCTGCCGAGGTTATGCGATAATAGAATCGCAGCCGCTCGGCTGTGTATTTGTTGGGGTCACTCGTCTACTTTTCTAGGGCAGCGGGTGACCTTTTTTATTTACACTTATATTATATACTGATTAAACGTAAATGTCAATAATTAAATCAAGATTAAACGTAAATTTATAGTATTTTATAGTATTTTCGAGCGTGTCGCAGCCTCACCTGTCCAGGCTTGGCGAGTGTATACCCCTGGGGGGAATGGTACAAACAACGAGGGGGCGGGGTGGGTGCCTCGACCACTCGCGAAAAATAAAAAGCCCAATATTTACGTTTACTCATTGACAGTAAATGTACATTGTGTTATAATACTTACAAACGAGGAGGTATTCGTTATGAAAAGAGCAGTAGCATATTGCCGTGTATCTACAGATGCACAAGCAGGTGACGATAGATTTGGTATAGAGTCCCAAATGACACAAATCAAGGAATATTGTGTAAGCAATGATATAGAAATCTGTAACTGGTATATTGACGAGGGAATAAGTGGTGCTGAGAGAAAACGTCCCGCATTCGATAAAATCCTTAGCGGTGAGGTAACCAATCCTCCGGTACAGTACATTGTGGTAGCGAAAGCTGACAGAATCTCCAGGGATGTTAACTTATACTATGTTTACAAGAATATGTTGTCTGAACTGGGTTTGGAAATAATCAGTGTAGTTGAAGACTGGTCGGCTCAGGACAGATTGACAGCTATGATATTGGAAAACTTTCTTGCAGTTGCTGCAGCAGTTGAGAGAGAAAATATCAGAATAAGAACATCGGGTGGCAGAAAACAGAAAGCTAAACGAGGTGGTTATTCAGGTGGTCGTGCCCCAATGGGATATAAAGTTCTCCAGGGGCAGCTTGTGATTGAACCTGCTGAGGCTGAAATTGTAAAGTTCATATTTGCCGAGAAAGCTAAAGGTAATTCTATGTTGGGCACTATGAAACTGCTCAACGAACAAGGTTATAAGACCCGCAATGGTAAAGAATTTGTTATTTCGACTGTGCAGAGTATTTGGAATAATGAACGTACCTATCGTGGTGAATATCGCTACGGCGAGGGTGGCGAATGGGTACAAGGATTGCACGAACCTATTTTGAAAGATTGTTGAAAGTAAACGTCATATTTTATAAAATAGTTTTAGGAGGTAGCGTTATGGGTAAACGATACATCGGTGTGTACAATGTCGAACCTATAATCTCTATGAAAATCACCTTTTGGCTGATAGCACTAACTATTGTAGCGGTGTTCTCCATTTTCCTCGCTCCGTTTCTTGCGTTTTGGGCGATATGCCTTATTTTGGGTATACTGATACTGAGATTGTGTATCAAATCATCCCTAAGACGACATTCTGCAGCTTTGAAAGAAATGGACGATATGTCTGATGAAGAGTTCTCCACAAAGGTGAGGGACTATGTTTCAGACCAACTCATCAAAGGTTATGGTAAGAGGTCGGCATATAGCAGATTTCCTAAAAGTATCGACCTGGTGATGTACCATACAGACAAATCTAAGATTACTGCCGAGGACATCGAACGTGATTTCAGGTATGCCAAAGAAGAAAAGGCTATAGTGACAAACGCTGTAATGTCTATAGGTGCTAGGTCGTATGCTGTGGACAGAAACTATCAGATAATTGACCGTCCGGTATTAGCCGATATGATTTCAAAACAAAAATAAATGGTTCTCGCGATAGGGCGGGAATGAACAGCTAACAAGGGCTACTCGAGAGAGTGGCTCTTATTTTTTTAGGAGGATTTATGAAAAAGCTATTTTCAAAAATTTTTGCGAAAATAAAAAAAGACCCTATGGACATAAGGGCGTACAAGGATGCTTTCGATTTGTGTGTGCTAAGTGAGGAGAAAGATTTCGCATTGTCTCATTCATCCAATGAAAAGCTGAGAAAGCTGATTAGTAAAGCGATGTCCAAAGGACAGTGTGTTACCGAAATGTTCGAGTTGTACAAAAAGTCTCTGTTGTTCGATGCTCAGTGTTCATTCGATGCGTTTTTGCTGTACCTGGAAATAGACAGAAAACCCGAAGAACGTTTTTATCAGCCTAGACGCAAGGTTCTCAAACAAGTAGTGGACGCTTTGCAGGCGTTAATGGATGATGAATTGGACGAACTGTTTATATCGATGCCACCTCGTGTGGGTAAGACTACAATACTTATGCTCTTTTGTTGTTGGATAATTGGTCGAAACAGTGAACTTTCCAATCTTTATTCCGCGTACTCAGATACAATCACCTCAGCGTTTTACAGCGGTGTCCTCGAAATAATTACCGACCCCGTAACCTATAAGTGGGCTGAGATTTTTCCTAATAGTAAAATCGTAGGTAAAAACGCTAATGATGAGACTCTTAACATCGACCGAAAGAAACGATACCCCTCTCTCACCTGCCGTTCCTTATATGGTACGTTGAACGGTGCTTGTGATTGTAATGGTGTAGAAATATCTGACGACCTTATCGGTGGTATTGAAGAGGCTCTCAATAAAGACCGACTCATCGCTGCCTGGAGTAAGGTTGATAACAACCTCTTACCTCGTGCGAAAGAGAATGCGAAGATACTATGGTGTGGTACACGTTGGTCTATCATTGACCCTGCGGGTAACCGATTGACTTTGTTGGAGACTGACGATAGATTCAAGGGTCACCGATATAAGGTTATCAATATCCCTGCTCTTAATGAGAATGACGAAAGTAATTTCGATTACGATTATGGCGTAGGGTTTAGTACGGAATATTATCAGCGTAGACGTGCGTCGTTTGAATATAACAACGATATGGCATCTTGGTTGGCACAGTATATGGGAGAACCTATCGAACGTGAGGGTGCTGTATTTACACCAGGCGAACTCAGATATTACAATGGAGTTCTTCCCGACGCACCTCCCGACAGAATATTTATGGCAATCGACCCCGCGTTCGGTGGCGGTGACTTTGTAGCAGGTCCGGTATGTTTTCAGTACGGTATGGATATTTTTGTACACGATGCTGTTTTCAACTCGGGAGATAAGAAAATCACTCAGCCGTTGGTTGCAAGCATTGCACATAAGTACAATGTAGCAGCTTTACAGATTGAGGCTAACAAGTCCACAGAGTCGTATGCCGAGGGTATCGAACAAGAATTGGAAAAATTGGGTACAAGATTGAACCTTACGACAAAACCTGCTCCGTCCAATGTCTCTAAGATACAGAGAATTTTCGATAAAGCACCTGACATCAGAGAGTTTATGATATTCAGAGAATCGGGTAAACGCAGCAAGGAATATGCTAAATTTATGGAGAATGTATTCTCTTTCAAAATCCAGGGTAAGACGAAACACGACGACGCTCCCGACAGTTTGGCTATGGCTGTAGATATGGTAATTCACCCCGCTATGCAGGCATCAGTATTTCGTAGACTTTTTTAATCTCCAATGCTTAATATGCGTATATTTTTCTTTACAACCATTCAAGAATATGATATAATATATTCGTACAAATATAGGTAATTCAAGGGAGGTGTTTTGATATGAGAGCAGATACAATGGGCTTTGGTCGTAGAGTCATTTATACTGACGAAGACGTAATCACAAGAGACAATGTTTTGACCATTTTAGGCAAAGCAATGTTTACCCATTTGATGAACTCTCGCGAAACCAAATACCTCTATAATTACTATAAGGGTGACCAACCAATCCTCTACCGAACAAAAGAAATTCGCCCTGAAATAGACAACAGAATTGTTGTTAACAGAGCGAATGAAATCGTGTCTTTTAAGACCGGATATTTGGTGGGAGAACCTATACAGTATGTAAACCGCGGTAATGATGATGTTTCCAAAGACATCAACACACTTAACACTTACCTTTCCATTGGAAAAAAAGCTGTTGGTGATAAAATCCTTGCCTTTTGGATGGCTGTATGCGGTGTTGGTTATCGTATGGTCTTACCTAATGCCAACGATGATAAAACTAAACCTCCTTTTGATTTGTATACACTCGACCCTAGATTCTGCTTTGTTGTAAAATACAGCGGTCTCGGGAACAAAATAATGATGGGTGTTAAATACATTCAGAAAGAGAACGGAACTATTCTGTATAGTGTATATACAGACCATCTCTATTTTGAGATAGAAGATGGGAAAGTTACCCGTGAGGAGTCTCATCCTCTTGGTAGAGTTCCTATCGTTGAGTATGTAGGTAACGTTGCTCGTTTAGGCGAGTTCGAAATCGTTTTACCATTACTCGATGCTATTAACAAGGTTACATCTAACCGAGTTGATGGCATTGAGCAGTTTGTACAAGCATTGCTCGTTCTTAAAGGTGTGAAAATCTCTGATAAAGATTTTAGCAACCTTAGAGAATTGGGAGGTTTGATTATCCCCGCCGATGCTGATGCGAAATACCTTATTCAGGAACTTAATCAGATGCAGACACAGACTTTGGTCGACAGTATGTATCAGAAAGTCCTTACCATCTGTGGTATGCCTAACCGAAATGGCGGTAGTTCCACTAGCGATACCGGTAATGCGGTAATTATGCGTGATGGTTGGGAAAGTGCTGAGGCTAGAGCCAAAGATACAGAGGCTATGTTCAGAGAGGGCGAAGAGGAATCGTTGGAATTGATGCTTACGATTATGAACGCTACCCGCTTTACAAACCTTACATCTGCATCCATCGAAATAAAATTTACTCGTAGAAACTACGAAAATATCCAGGTTAAATCCCAGGTACTTATTTCGATGCTCAACAATGACAAGATTCACCCTAGATTGGCTTTTGAAAGCTGCAATATGTTCCCTGACCCTGAACTTGCTTATACAGAAAGTATGGAGTACAAGGAAGAACAGAATAAAAAGTCGATGGCTGAATTGAAAGCATTCAAAAACAAGGAGATTCAGAATGAAAAAGATTTTTTAAATTCAGGTGATGGCGATGTATGAGTACGCTGATTTGGTTATCAACTATCTCAATTCTCAATTTATTGAAAAATTCAGTAAATTAAAATCTACTATCGCTACCGACGAACTTAATATCTTGCAGACAGTTAAAACAATGTTTGCGGAGATGGACGAACTCGTCAGAGAGTGGTTATACCACTTAGCGGTAGTAGCTTACGAGAATGTATCCAATGGTGATGTTTCGGGTATTACGGAACAATGGTTATTGGACGAGGTTCTCGAACGGGTAGACCCCGTTACTAAGTACATCTATTCCTCAGAGGTAGAAAGAAAATGTTCCCGATTGTATGAATCACTGATGTTGGGATGGGATTCTGTGGAAATTGATAAATCTCTGAGATATTGGTCGCTTATGGTAGAGCAGATGGCTATATCGACAGTTGATGCAGCTACTCTCCAGGCATACGAGGATATGGGTGTACTAAAAGTAATTTGGCGAGCAGAAATAGATGGTAGAGAATGTAGTATCTGCCATAAGCGTGATGGTAAGGTATACTCCATGGAGGAGTTACCTCCCAAACCGCATATAGGTTGTCGTTGTTTTTTCGAACCCGCCTAGGAGGTAAGTATGAGCAATACAGAATTGTTCACAGCAGAGGCAATAGATGCCATTAAAAATATAATCCGCAGAGGCAACACTGCTGAAATAAAAAAAGAAAATAACAAACTCGTTGTAGTAGAAATACAGCGAAAAGTTAAAACGAAGACCTCTATAATTGGGTAGAGGGATACAGCTAATTGGGGCTATGAGTTTATTACTCGTAGTCCTTATTTTTTTTTTAGACGCAAACCGAAAGGTTTCACATAAGAGAGTGAACTCTAAACGCAAAAGGGAGATAACCCTACAAACAGATTTGAAATGGTGAGTGAACACCTTAAAACGCAGGAGGAAATATGAAAATTGACGTAACAAAAATCGACGGATACGCCGATATGACACCCGAACAGAAACTTGCTGCTCTCGAGGCTTATGATGTTCCCGACCTCTCATCTGAGGTAGAAAGATATAAGAATGCAGCTAGCAAGGCTAATTCTGAGGCTGCCGACTGGAAAAGAAAGCACAATGCTCTTCTCAGTGAAGAAGATAAAAAGAAAAACGAAGATAAAGAAAAGTTTGAATCCCTGGAAAAAGAGGTAGCTACTCTTAGAAAGGAAAAACAGATTTCTTCTCATAAGGCTCAGTTTATGGGTATGGGTTACGATGAGGCTCTCGCTACTGAAACTGCAACAGCGATGGTAGAGGGCAACACTGACCTCGTTTTTGCAAATCAGAAAAAATTCCTCGAAAATCACGATAAGACAATTAAAGCTGATATGTTCAAACAGACACCTCGCCCACCTGCGGGTAATGGCGGTAGTGCTGCGGTGGACTATCAGACAAAAGCTAACGAAGCTATGGCGAAAGGTAATATAAGCGAAGCGGCTTATTATACACGACTCGCTCAGCAGCACATTAACAAGTAAAGGAGATTACTATTATGGCAGAATACGCAACAAGTCTTGGTGTTTTGAACTATTCCGGTCTGCTTTTTAACAAAGGCAATGTCCGCACACCACTTTCTTCTATCATCGGTGCAAAACTCGCCACTACAAATCATTGCGAATTTGTAACTGGTCAGGAATACGTTGGCGGTGGCGATGGCTCTCAGCCTGCTATCTCTGAAAACGCATCTCTTACAGCACCTGCATCTTCCGCTGCTACACGTTCTCAGAAAACAAACGTTACTCAGATTTTCCACGAATCTGTAGGCGTTTCTTACGCTAAGCAGTCCAATATGGGTACACTTTCCGGTGCAAACATTGCTAACCAGGAAGCTAACCCACAGAACGAACTCGATTTCCAGGTTGCTGTTAAAATGCAGAAAATCGCTCGCGACATCGAGTACACATTTATCAATGGCGTTTACAACAAAGCAACAACAGACGATGAGGTAAACAAAACAAGAGGTCTCGTACCTGCTATCGAAACAAACGTTGTAGCTATGGCAGGCAAGGCTCTCACATTTTGGGATGTTGTAGAAATGATGAAAAAAATCTACGAATCCAACGCACCTACAACTGGTCTTTGCGTGTGGTGTGACGCTACAACAATGATGCAGCTTAACGCTGATGCTGCTGCTAACGGTCTTACAATCGTTCCAAACAGCAGAGAAATCAACGGCATCAATCTCTCCAGTGTTGTTACACCTTTTGGTACAGTTAACCTCTACCTTGGTGAATGTCTCCCTGCGGGTACAGCACTTGTTCTCAACCTTGATGTTCTCCGTCCAGTAGAACAGCCAGTTCCGGGTAAAGGCAACTTTTTCCTTGAACAGCTTGCTAAAACTGGTGCAGGTGAAAAACATCAGATTTTCGGTCAGATTGGTCTCGACCACGGTCCGGAATGGTATCACGGCAAATTCACTGGTCTTTCTACAACTTTTGAAAAACCAGGTGAAACAGCTTAGTTGGTTAGTCCTTTTTCATATAGGAAACTTACAGAAAGGCGAACGATATGGATAAATCAGTAAAACATACATTATTGAAAAGTGCAACTGGTGAAACCAACACTGAAATATTGGATGCCTTTCTTGAGGTTTCCAAAGACAAAATTCTGTCCCGAATGTATCCATTCGGTAGAGCGAACGATGTAGCGTTACCTACAGCATATGATTCTTTGCAGGTAGAGATTGCTGCGTATCTTCTCAACAAACGAGGTGCGGAGGGACAGACATCTCACAATGAAAATGGCATCAGCCGAACTTACGAGAGTGCTAGTGTCCCCGATTCAATGCTGAAAGACATTATCCCTAATGGTGTCGTGATTGGAGGTAGCAATGAGAACCCTTGAACGTAATAAGACGGATTTCCACTACGCCTTATACGAGGGTAGAGACTTTCCAATCGACACCGAGGGGAATGTCAGTGGGACACCTATCAATAAATATTCAGAACCGATAGCAGCAAAAGGTAACATTTCCTCAGCGTCGGGTGATATTCATACAGAGCAGTTCGGTAGTTCTTTGGAGTACGACAAGGTGATAGTAATTGATGATGTGAACACTCTCATCGATGAAAACACAGTTCTGTTTGTGGACAAATTACCCGAGAGGGACAAAGAGGGCAACCTGCTTTACGACTACATTGTGAAAGGTATCGGTAAATCACTTAATAGCGTGTCTATCGCTATAAAGAAAGTGGTGGTATCGTGAAAATCACAGTTAGTGGTGTGGATGCTCTCTGTAACAGCCTTATTAAATATAATGCTGAGAAAACAATCAAAGTAAAGCTGCTTTTAGAACGATTGGCGACAATCGGTGCGTACAGAGCACGAGTGGAGTTCACGAATGCAATGTATGCAGGTGATAACGACGTAGCTGTTAGTGTAGAACCTATTACCAATGGTTATAGAGTTGTCGCAAAAGGTAAAGCTGTTATCTTTATCGAGTTCGGTACTGGTGTATTGAACCCCGAACATCCTCAGTCTGCAGAGTTTGGGTTTAAACACGGTACATACGGAAAAGGTAAAGGTGCTAATGAAAAAGGATGGGTATATGTAGGCGAACAAGGTAACGCGGGTAGACCTCTTAGAGAGGGTGTTTATCGTACTTATGGTAATCCTCCCGCTAAAGCTATGTATCAGTCCTCTAAGGAGATGCGTAACGCAATCTACGACATAGTTAAGGAGGTATTCGGGTAATGGCTGAGGTACAGAATATATTCAATGATATAGAACAGTCTGTATTTAACGACTTAGCAATTAAGCTGCGAGAGGAGTTCGACTCCATCGTTGTTTATAACTATACAGTCCTCACTCCATCTGAATTTCCTTGCGTCTGCATAGAGGAATCAGACAACTATACACATACTCGCACATTAGACAGCAGTGGTAAAGAAAACCACGTTAATTCTGTTTTCGATATAAACATTTACTCCAATAAAGTAAATGCTACGAAGAAAGAATGTAAAGAAATCTTATCGGTTATCGATAATTATTTTATAATCAAAGGTTTCGAAAGAACAACTCGCACTTTTGTATCTATGGGCGACGCTACCAAAGGTCGTTTATTCGCAAGATATAGAGGGGTTGTTGGTTCGAACAACCTAATCTATAGGAGGTAAAAGATGGCTATTTCTACATTCAAAACTTTTTTGATGAAAAAGACAGCTGATGCTTACACAAAACTGTGTGACATCAAGTCTTATCCTGACCTCGGCGGTGCTCCTGAAATGATTGACGTTACTACTCTGTCTGACAAGATGAGACAGTACGTTCCTGGTGTTCAGGAGGTTGAGAGTATGCAGTTTGAGACAAACTACACTCTCGAAGAATACAAAACAGTTAAAGCCCTCGAGGGTCAGACTCTCGATTTGGCGGTGTGGTTCGGTGGTACTGAGCAGGCAGACGGTACTGTTACACCTACTGGTGATAATGGTAAGTTCGAATTTAAAGGCTCTCTGTCCATTTTCGTAAACGGCGGTGCTGTAAACGAATCTGTGAACGCAACTATTACTGTTGCACCATCCAGTGTTATCGCACTCGCAGAGTAGGAGGAAATTTTAAATGGCAAAAACAGTTGAACTTACTTATAAAGGTAAACACTACACTCTCGAATATACTCGTAACAGTGTAGCGGTAATGGAAAGAAGAGGTTTCAAACTCGAGGATTTGGACAGTAAACCAATCACATCCTTACCAACCTTGTTTGCCGGTGCGTTTATCGCCCATCACAGTAATGTAAAGCCTACTGTGATTGAAGAAATCTTCGGCAAAATTAAAAATAAAAAGGAACTGTTGGCAAACCTTGTCGATATGTATAACGAACCTATCATTGCTATGATGGAAGAACCGGAAGACGACGGCGACGAGGGAAACGTGGATTGGAGAGCAAGTTAGAAAGTGACTTGTTTCTTGTCGGGGAGGATGAGTCGCAAGACACATCTTCCCCTATTTCGTATACAGAACTGTTTTACTCTCACTTTCCGTCCTACCTAGTAATGGGGATGTCTGCTAGGGAATATTGGGATGGAGATTGCAGTTTAGTTAAATGCTATAGAAAAGCCTTTGAGTTACAAAGACAGAATCGTAATCACGAAATGTGGCTGCAAGGTATGTATTTTTACGAGGCTATGTGCAATGCGTCCCCACTATTTAAAGATTTAGTCAAGGGGCAGGTTAAACCTATTCCTTACCCTGACGAACCTTACGCTATTACCCAAAAAGAGGTTGAGCGTAGAAAAATGGAAAAAGCTAAAGAAGATTACGAACGAATAAAACAAAAGGTTGAACAATTTGCAGAGCGTTTCAACGCTCGTAAGAAAGGAGAGTGACAACACTATGTCTGAAATTACGATGGATACATTAGTAATAGATGTCAAATTCAATTCTGATGATTCTGTTGAAAGAATCAGAGAGTTGAGAGCAAATTTGAGGCAGCTATCGGGTTCTGAAAGAAATACTGCAAACAGTTCTACGGGGTTGTCCTCCAGTATTGCAAAAGCCCGAAAGGTTCTCTCTTCGTTTTCTGACGTTGCTCACAAAACATATAAAGTCGTAGGCGGTTGGTTCAACGAGGCTAACGACTATGTAGAGGCTATCAACTTGTTCAATGTTGCTATGGGTGAGGGTGCGACTGCTGCTTACAACTATGCAAAAGAGGTTGAACAGTTAATGGGTCTCGACCTTAAAGAATGGTTGACATATCAGGGTGCATTTAATCAGCTTGCCGAGGGCTATGGTATTGGTGCTGAATATGCGAACCTTATGAGTAAAAACCTTACTCAGTTGGCTTACGATTTATCTTCTCTGTGGAATAAACCAGTTGAAGAGGCTTTCCATAAATTGCAGAGCGGTATGTCGGGTCAGATTAAAGGTCTCAAGACTTGGGGTGTTAACGTATCTGTTGCACAGCTTAAACAGACAGCGTTGGCTCACGGTATTGAGTTGTCCACGGCAAAAATGACTGAGGCACAGAAAGCTACCCTCCGTTATATCTCCATTATGGAGCAGACATCCAATGCTCAGGGTGACCTCGCTCGTACTATCATTACACCTGCAAATGCTTTGAGAATTGCAAATGCTTTATGGACTCAGGCTAGACGAGCAATGGGTCAGGTTGTTAGTGTAGCGTTGACACAAGTAATTCCAGTGTTCCAGGCGGTTGTGTCTGTAATTAAAGACGTTGCTCAGAGTTTGGCTACATTGTTGGGCTATGAATTACCTGATATTGACTATAGCGGTCTTTCTAGTGGAGCATCTGCGGGAGCAGACCTTTCAGACAATTTAGGTACAGCTGCAACAAATGCTAAAAAGCTGAAAAGTCACATTCTCGGTATCGATGAACTGAATGTCCTCAGCGAAAATGCCGGTGACATTGCAAGTGGTCTCGGCGGTGGCTACGATGCTACATTTGGTCTTGACCTCAGCAAATATGATTACGATTTCCTCGGCAAAACACAGTTCGAGGGAATGGAACAGCTTAAAGAAAAAATCAAAGATATTTTAAAACTTGTAGGTATGGTTACTGTCGGCTTGATGGGTTGGAAGATTGGTAGCTTTATTAGCGAACTCGGTATTGCAGCGGGAACACTTAAAGGTATTATTCCTTTCTTCCTGAAAAAGCACAGTCTCGCTATAGGTTTTTCGTTAGTAGGTGTGGGGTTATTTGCTGAGGGTTTAGGTATTCTCGATGCCATCAAAAACGAACTGACCATCGAAAACATTACTCAGATTATCGGTGGTGGCGGTATGCTCACTACTGGCGGTGCTCTCATTGGTAAGAAATTAGGTAATGCTCTCATCGGTGGTGTATTCAGTGGTATATTGGCAGGTATTCCAATGGTGATAACGGGCATCATGGATTCCATTACCAATGGTGTGGACTGGAAAAGTGCTCTGACAACCAGTGTTGGCGGTGCTTTTATAGGCGGTAGCATTGGCACAGCTATAGGTGGTCCGGTAGGAACTGCCATAGGCGTAGCCATCGGTGCAGGTATAGGTGGCGTTGTTACATTGATTATTTCAAAGTGGGACGTTATTGTATCTACCGCTAAGAATGTCGTAGGTCAAATCAAAAATACCTGGTCTGACCTTAAAACCTGGTTCAATACATCTGTTGTTACACCTCTTACAAATACTTTCTCTGCATTTGGTAATTGGTTGGGTACATTTTTTGAGGGCTGTTGGATGATTGTCCAGGCAATATGGGTGGTATCCTCTACTTGGTTTAACGACAATGTTGTACAGCCAATAGCAAATTTCTTTGCACCTATTGTAGACGTTGTAGGTGGTTATTTCGGTGCACTTTGGAATGATGTACGTTCTGTTTGGCAGAGCGTTTCTTCCTGGTTTAATACTACTGTAATACAGCCAATGGTATCGTTCTTCTCTCTTGCTGCTGCGAAGATTTCCACATTCTTTAAAGATATGTTCTACGGTATAAAAGTCAGTGCTGTAGTATCCTTTAACTCCGTCATTGCGTCCCTGGAGGGTTTCCTCAACTGGATAATCGGTGGTATCAATAGTCTTATTCGTGATTTCAACAAAGTTGTGGATTGGGCTGCGGATATTCTCGGTAAAGATTGGCGAGGTTTATCTGTTATCAAAGAGGTGTACCTTGGTAGAATCGACATTCCAAAATACGCAGAGGGTGGTTTCCCTAACGTTGGTGAACTTTTCATTGCTCGTGAAAAAGGTGCGGAATTGGTAGGTAATATCGGTAATCGTACTGCTGTTGCTAACAACGACCAAATCATTAGAGGTATCTCTGATGGTGTATCCTACGCCAATGAAAGGGTTGTGGAGGCAATCTACTTATTGCTTGCTGCGGTTGAGGATAAAGAACTGTCCGTGACTATCGATGAAGATAGTATAGGTAGAGCAAATGAACGATACAAAAATAAACGTGGTGTGCAAGTTAACACCGGTGCTTTCGCTGATATTTATTAAGGAGGGACTATTATGCAGAATTTTATAAAAATAAATGGCAAAACGTTTCCTCAGCCTAAGAGAGGTTTGGAAATGATTACAAGCACTCTCGTAAATGCAGGTAGAAACGCCAATGGTGTTATGGTAGGTCAGAAAGTAGGCAGAGAGGTACAGAAACTCAATAACTTAGAGTGGGGTTATCTCACTGCTGAGCAGTGGTCAGAGATTTTGCGTGAGTTCGATAATTTCTATGTAACTGTATCTTATCCTGATATGGTTACAAATCAGTGGACTACACGCAAAATGTACCCTGGTGATAGAACCGCCACACCTTTGTTTTTGGATGAAAAAACGGGATTGCCGAAAGACTATATCAACTGTAAGGTAAATCTGATTGACTGCGGTGAACCATTCTAAGGAGGCGATATTGTGAAATTAGTAAGTAATGCTTACAAAGCAAGTATGAAATCAAGATTGCGAAATCGCTCCTACGTTCAGATTACATTTGGTAACATCAATACCCAGGCAGCTAACGATGGTGAATGGGTTAGTAATGGCGAAACGGATTTCTCTCGTTTTGAAACGTTAGATTATCGTTATGATTACGGAAACCCTATCGCCACTTTGGAATTGAACAGATGGTCATTGGATGGTCACAGCGTAATACTGTCAGATATAACAGAACCGAATGGTTATATATCAGATGCTATCAGCGATGAAAATGGTCTGTTTGCTAGCGAACCGATTATTACACGCGAGTTTTCAACGTATCACAGTATCCCTGGTATGACTATCGTGTTTGATACCCGCTGCCTGGAATATCCAACCAAAGTAGAGGTCATTTTCTATTATGGTGGTGTAGAGGTGGAGTCAGTTGTACAGACTTTGTCCAACGTGGAATCCATCATAAACATTAGTTCTCCAAATGTGGACAAAATAGAAATATACGCCATGGAGACATTACCTTATCGCCGATTCAGAATCGAATACATTATGTATGGCTCTGAGGTTGTGTTTACAAATGACGATATTTCCTCAACGAGACAGTGTCACGATGTAGACCCTCTGAGTAGGCGTTTACCTCAGGAAACTATGAGTTTTACTATTTTCGATTACGAACATAGATATGACCCTGACAATCCTAGAGGTGTGTATTCTTACATCGATAAACGAGCACCAGTATCTATTCGATTTGGTTATGATTTACCAAGTGGTGAAACAGAATGGCTAAAAGCTGACAATTATATTCTTAACGCTAGACCTACTGTGAAGAATAGTCAGGCTACTTTTTCGGGAACTGGTCTTATAGGTGGTCTCACCGATACCTATTATAAATCCAAAATAGGTACTAAGAGTTTTTATGATATGGCAGAGGACGTGCTGTTGGATGCTAATTTAACTCTCACTTCCACTGGTGAAAATCCGTGGCAGATTGACGAGAGTCTTAAAGAAATGTATACCACAGCGGTTCTCCCTATCGATACACATAAAAACTGTTTGCAGCTTATAGCTCACGCAGCTAGATGTCGTTTATATACTGACGATGATAATGTTATTCACATTAAACCTTTCGGTGTGACTGTTAAAGGCATATATAAAGGTGAGTTCTCAGACAATGGTCACGAATATTTTAGTGAGTGGTCTACTGTTGACAAAGGTCATAATCTCGACAATACCTATGTAACTCTCGAACTTAACAGATGGGTAATGAATGGTGGTAATCAGTACATTATTTCTAATACCCCATCGGGCAGAGGTTATGTATCCTCGTATATGACTGATGAAAATGGGGCGTTCACAAATGTTCCTAAGTTTATCAGAGAGTTCGATGTTATGCACGATTTGTCTGTAATTAACTTTAAATTCGACGATGTATTGGAAGAGTGCCCTACATCTATGGTAGTGGAATATTATTCGGGCGATACACTCGTTGATACACAGACTGTCGAACGTATCACATCTCCGGAGATTACAGTAAACAGTCTACTTGCTATCAACTGTACTCGAATAGAGGTTAGCATTCTTGGCTCGTTACCTATGTATAGGGTAAGAGTTTCTAAAGTGTACTACCGAGAGACTGACTTTGTTTTGGATTTTGATTCTATCGACGAGAATAGTCAGAAAGTAAGTAAAATAGACGAACTTAAAGCGGTTAAGGTTACCAAGTATTCTTACACTACCGGAAACAATACCACCTTGTATGAGGGCAGCACGTCAGATACAGAACTGCATATTGAATTTTCGGGTATAGCTGACAATGTAAATGTAAGTGTTACGGGAGGAACTGTAATCTCTTCTGAAATTTACGGCAGGGCGATTGATTTAATTCTCTCAGATGGTGATAAGCAGATTGTCATTACGGGTAATTCCATTACTGAAAACAGTATCACTACAACTTATGCCGTAAGCAATGAGGGCGAAATCGACAAGGAAGATAACCCTCTTATCACTAGTGACGAACTTAGTGCAGCTTTGGCTAATCACGTTAAATCTTATTTGCAGATGCGTAATACCTATGATGTTGATTACAGAGGTAACCCTGAAATGGAGGTAGGCGACATTATTGGTTTGCAGACGCAATTCACGGATGAAATGGATGCCTTAATACTTGTCGACAGTATATCGTTCAGTGGTAGTCTGTCGGGCACAATGAAAGTGAAAGGATTGATTTAATATGATTGACACTTTGATATATGACCGCACACAAGCTGATGTAGACCGAGTGTTTACTCTTAAAAATAAGATTCTTACGCAAGGGTTTACCAGTTTGTCGACGGAAGAACAGACAGAATATATGTCAGGTATGCGAGGTGCATACAATTACTCAGACTTGAATCGAGTAGGCAATGCTGTTAAGTATCTCGCTGAAAGATTTGTGACATTACCTATCGAACTGGAAGAATATCGCAGACAAGTAGGTGTAGGTTATGCCGAGTATTTCGACGTACCTTACGATTTTAACGATGTGAACGTTGAACCGAAAGTAGACTGGACAGTTCGCGATGTTCCTACAAGTTCTCAGATTGCTACTTACCTCGGCAATCTTACAAACCTTAGGGGGATAATCGCATTGCCAAGCGATACCCCCGCTGTTCCTAATACATTGGACAATCTCACCTATGAGGTTGCTAATGATATAGAAAAACTTTTAAAAATTATCGACACGGAATTGCTGAAAATCGAAGAAGATTTATACAGCAAAATCAATCGTGCGGTAGCTGCATTTGTATACTCCGGTATGGTATACAGTGGTGAATAGGAGGAACTATGAAAGATACAGTTATTAAAAACGATGGCACATCCAAACTTTTTAAAGCACCTGCGACGATGCCCGAAACCTACGAGGAGTTCAGACAGCAGGCAATCAATGGTCAGATTACGTTCGATGTGGGTCTCAATCCTGATGGTTGCGATGTCGTAGGCACACCTCTCAACAAGGAAACGCTTTTGCAGAGCGATACTGCAGCACAGTTCGATTTGGACGACGACGCAGCAAACGTTGATAGTGCTCTCAAAAAGGTTCAGTTACCTCAGTTGGTACTTACTGCTCCCGAGGGTTCTAGTATTGTAGCGACAGATGGTGTAACTACTTTTAGGGGTAATGGTGGTACAGTGACTTTTATTCTGCCTAATTATGGCAGTTGGACAGTAACTGCAAGCAGAGGCTCTGAATATCTCGAGAAAGTAATCGAGGTAGACACTGTGAAACAGTATAAAGAGAACCTCACTTACGTTACCATCTTTGGTATCCGTAGAGATATAACAAGTTCTTTACCTGATTGGGAGAGAATAGACGAAAGTGCGGGATATACAGTAACCGCTACAGTAGGTGCAACTGCGGGACACAGTGATTTCGACGATAAACCTATTTATAGTGAAATCGAAAGAGTCAACTTACCTACAAACGACGTTATGGTTAAAATCCCTGCTTTCTATTATCAGAGATATAAAGAGGGTAATTACGAATACATTCGTATCGCTGACCGTGCTACCAGTGGTTTTAAACTCCACCCAGCATTCGACAGAGGAGATTATGGTAAGGTAGATTGCATCTATGTTGGTGCATATAAAATGACAGCCGACTATACATCTCAGAGTGGTAAAGCACCTCTCGTTAATCAGACTAGAGCAGCTTTCCGTAATGGTGCTAAAAACAAAGGTGCGGGTTGGAATATCATTGATATTGCTGCAACATCTGCTATTCAGATGCTCGCTCTTGTAGAGTTTGCTACCTACAATTTGCAGGGCGTAATCGGTCAGGGTTACAGCAATAGTGGTAATACTGCTGCTATTTCCACTGGTTCTTGTGACAGTGTGATTAACCTTACTGGTAGACTCGCAGGTACAAACGACAAACTCGACGTTGTTTATCGAGGTATCGAGGGTCTTTGGGGTAACGTTTGGGAATGGACAGACGGTCTCAACTGGAATGGTGGTACATATTATGTGTCCAACAATCCTAACCATTATGCTGATGATACAGCAAGTAACTATAAGGCATTGACATACACTGGTTCTACTGGTTGGTCAACATCTTATATTCAGACAGAGGGATTTGACGAAAACGAACCTTGGGCTATGATGCCGTCTCTCGCGGGTAGTGGTAGTGGTTCTACTTATATAACAGATGCTATTTGGTCTAGCACTGGATGGCGAGTGTTCGCACGTGGCGGTAGCTGGATTGACGGCTCGGGTTGCGGATTGTTTGCCTGCACTGTGAGCGCTGCCTCCTCGATCTCCAACGCGTACATTGGCTCTCGCCTCCTTTATATCCCTCTCTAAGAGGGGGTCAGGGGGAAACCTCCCCCTAACCTATGGTTCAACAAATTAAATAAACTACGGCGATATAACTTAGCGAGTGTTCAAACGTGGCGGTAACTGGAATAACGGCTCGAATTGCGGATTGTTTGCCTGCAATGTGAACAATGCCTCCTCGAACTCCAACGCGAACATTGGCTCTCGCCTCCTTTTGCGAATCTACAAAATTAAGTTATATCGCCCTAGCCATTGCTAAAAAATTGTTAAGAGGGACAAGTTTAGTAGCTATCTGTCGAAATACTTGTATGAAACAAAAGGAAACACATAAATGAAAAGAGTAGGTTATATTTACGAAGATATTATCTCTGTGGAAAACTGTAAACTCGCGATATTGAATGCAGCTAAAGGTAAGAAACGTAGGAAGAATGTTATAAATATTCTCAACAACGTGGATAGATACGCTGTTGATTTATCAGAGAGATTACAACGTTTAGACTTTCTCTCACCCTATCATAAGAAAACCATAAAAGATGGTTTATCGGGGAAAATCAGAGAGGTTGAAATACCTAACTTTTATCCCGACCAATGTGGACATCACGCTATCATCCAGGTGTTACAACCTATCATAATGAAATCTTCGTACTATTGGTCTTGTGCAAACATTCCTAAGCGAGGTTTAGACCACGCCAGTAAGATTGTAAGCCGAGCAACAATAAAAGATACTCGTCATTGTAAATACTGTGTAAAATGCGATATACGCAAGTTTTATCCCTCTGTGTCACACGACGTTATGAAGAAACGATTCCGTGAAAAGATAAAGGACGAGAAAGCACTAGCTATCATATTCACTGTGATAGATTCAACAAAAGGTATATCCATTGGTAACTATACGTCTCCCTGGTTTGCCGAATTATTGTTACAACCTTTCGACCATTTCGTAAAAGAAAAGTTAGGTATCAGATATTACATTAGATACGCTGATGATATTGTTCTGATAGACAACAATAAACGTAAAATGCGTAGAGCGTTACAAGCAATAATTGAGTTTATCAAAGGTTTACAGCTAGAGATTAAAAGTAACTATCAGCTATTCAAGGTGCTTAGAGGAAAATCGGGCAGAAAGATTGATTTTGTAGGAAAATGTTTTGCGGTTGGTTACACTACTATCCGTAAGAGACGAGCGTTGGCGTTTATGCGACAAAGTCGTTTAATACAGAAACTGCAAAACCGAAAAGCACCTATACCCTACACTGTTGCAGCTAGCTTTCTATCAAGGAGTTCGTGTTTGTTACACACTAACTCTTTCGGTCTCAGACTTAAATATTATGAACCTATAGATATAAACGCATTAAAGGAGGTTGTTAGAAATGAAAGTAAAAGGAAACTTATCGCCAAAGCCACTTAACATTGAACACCATCCTTTGCATAAAGGATGTGTGAATGTACGTCTCTGTGAAAATGTAGTGGAAATACCTACAGAAAACAACGAGACAACACTGTACGAATACGATGAGTATTCACTGGTCGTAGCTTATTACGATGGTATACAGCACGACATTGAGTCCAATTTGGACAACTGGTTTATTACAGCAAAAACCCTGGAATATAACGAAAATGCAAGCGTTGTCCAGGATATGATAAAAGCACTTGCTATATTGGGGGTGAAAACTGATGAGGAATGATATTGTTAAGCAGGCAGAAAACATCAAAGCCGTTACTGAAAACCGAATCCACGATTTGAAACGTATCGGTACTGAACAAATGTATCTTTATTGCAGCAATACATCCAATCCACCTACAGCAGACTGCGGTGTATTCGCTGACAATGTAGAACCTTGGGAGGTTGGAAAGGAGTATAAAGCAAATGATTTATTCTCTTACAATGGTGCTCTTGGCTATGTTAAGCAGGCACATACATCTCAGGAAACTTGGTTGCCATTCACTCAGGGTACAGAATCACTTTACGGCTCTAGACCTGCCCCAAATGAAGATGGTATTTATCCATACACATACAATATGGCAGCCACCTTAGGTATGTTGGTTCTTGACCCCGACGATAACCTGGTATACGAATGTATTCAGACTATCGCGGATATGCTTTGGAAACCACACGAAATTCCCGCTCACTTTAAATCTATTGCATACGTTGTCGAAGACACAGACACGGAAGATTACACTGTAGCCGAATGGGTTCAGCCTACGGGTAGTCACAACGCTTATTCTAGCGGAGATATTGTTTCATACAATAATGAGGTGTGGGTAAGCACTGCTGACAACAACGTGTGGAAACCTGGTGAATATGGTTG